AATTGGCAACAACGGCCGAACCGAGCGCGGCGCACTTCGAGATTCACCGGCCGTTCGTCAACGACAACAGCAACTCGGCGTAGGCGTACTGATGGACTGGGCGGTAGCAAGCGCGCGGGCAATGCGTTTGCTGCCGCCTCATCCACGCTTGCCCTGGCATCGCCATGGAACGGATGCCAGGGTGCGGGCGAACATGCGTTCAGCGCTTGAACGCGGCATAAAGCTGGAAGTCAGCCAATTGTATGCGCCAAACGACTTGACGCTTTCGGTGATGGCCGGCGGGCCGTCGCTGGCGCGGACGTGGCGGCAAGCCGAGGGCCGGCTTATCGCGGTTAATGGGGCACACGACTGGCTGGTAGACCGGGGCACTGTGCCGTGGGCTTGCTGCCTGCTGGAAACCAATCCCGACTTGCGCGATTGGGTATCGCCGCGTGACGATGTGATCTATTTCGTGGCGTCCATGGCCGACCCAAAGACGTTCGATCATTTGGCCGGCCGGCATGTCGTGCTCTGGCATGCTTCCGGTCCCGGCGGGCTGGGAGACGTGCTGAACGAGCGGTCGAAAGACTGGTTGCTGGTGGGCGGGGGCTCCACAGCGGCTTTGCGCTGCCTGAATCTCGGCTATATTCTGGGCTACCGCCGGTTCCGGTTCTTCGGCCTGGACAGCAGCTATGAGAATGGCGTGAGCCATGCCTACCACCAGGAGGCATTGCCGACCGTGGCTATCGAGGCGGGCGGCCGGGAGTTCGTGACGCAGGCCGGCTTCGCGCGGCAGGTCATGGACTTCTGTTCGGTGATGGACGGCTTTGCATCCGGCCGTCTGACCGGCAAACCCGAGGCGCTCGATGTGAAGGTGATCGGCGACGGCCTGTTGCCGACATTGCTTGCCGAATGCGGGGAGAACCCATGTCCGTTTCCGAACTGATCTCGCGCCGGGAAATCCGGCCGGCCTACGCCCGTTTCGAGCGGACGGCCATCGAGGACAAGGTGGCCAGCCGGGCCGCTGGCCGCTGCATCATGAAGCACGAAGACATCGTATATCTGACGCAGATCGGCAGCCGGGACGCCACGCCGGTCAAGGTCGCGGGCTGGTGGGATCGGCTCGACCAGCAAATTGCCACCGGGCAGATTCCGGCGGAGTTCAAGGAGCGCTATCGGCGGGCCTACGATGCCTGGTGCAAGAACCAGGAGGAGCCGGCCGATGGCACGCCGATCAAGGGCTGGGGTGTCATCACGCCGGCGCAGCAGGAGACCCTGCTGCGGTCGAATATCCGCACGGTGGAAGACCTAGCAGTATTGAACGCAGAAGGTATGCAGCGGATCGGCATGGGCGCGAACGACCTCCGACGCAAGGCTGCGGCCTGGCTGGCGCAGTTGCAGGACAAGGGGCCGCTTACGCTGGAAGTCTCGGCGCTCAAGGCGGAGAACGAGCGGCTTAAGACCGACCATGGCATCCTGGCGGCGAAAGTTGAGCAGTTGACCGCGCTGCTGGAACAGCGAGTGACGGTGGCGCAGCCCGCGCCGGCCGCCGGTGTCATCTCGGCTGACGACCTGTTCGACTCCGAGGATCAGCCGCTCAAGCGCAGCCCCGGCCGGCCCCGCAAGCAGGAGAGTGCCGCGTGACACTGCTCACCGTTGTCGATTACTTCTGCCGGCGCACCGGGCTGCCCGTTCCGGGGACCGTGTATGGCACGACCGATCCGCAGTTGAAGCAGATCGAGGCGCTGCTGGAGGAGGAAGGGAACGATCTGGCCCGGCGCAACGACTGGGAACGGATCACCTACGAGGCCAGCCATACCACGCTGGCGGTCGAGGACCAGGGGGCGATCGCCACCATCGCCAGCAACGGTTTTCGCCACATCAAGAACGAGACCATCTGGGACTATACGGACCAGCTGCCGGTCATGGGGCCGCTGAACGGCAAGGAATGGCAGGCGACCAAGGCCGCCGTGGCGTCTGGCTTCCGCTACCGTTACCGCATTCGGGGCGGCAAACTCCTGTCTAACCCGGCGCCGCCGGCGGGCCACAACTGGCGTTTCGAGTATGTCAGCTACAATTGGGTGCTGGCGGCGGACGGCACGACTTTCCGGCAGTATTTCGGCGCGGACAGCGACACCATCCTGCTGCCGGAGGATTTGCTGCTGGCGGGCCTGCGCTGGCGCTGGAAGAAGGAGAAGGGCTTCGACTACGCCGAGGACATGCGGACCTACGAGATGCAGGTGAAGGATGCGATCGGCCGCGACGCGGCCAAGCCTCGGCTTTACGCTGACGCGGAAGTTTGGCGCGGGCCGCGTCCTGGCATCTTCGTGCCTGACGGAAACTGGATTACCTCCTGATGCGCGCGGCCCTTCGTCAGCGGGAGAAGCTCCGGTCGCAAATATCGACGCTCCGTTCCGTGCCGGCGCCGATCGGGGGCTGGAACACGCGCGACGCGCTTGCCAGCATGAAGCCGACTGAGGCTATCGCACTCGACAACTGGTTCCCTGGTACGTCCTATTGCGAGATCAGGGGCGGGCATGCCAACCACGCCACGGACATGACCGGCAACGGCAAGACCCTGGCCGTGCATACCGCCGCCACAGGCACCGCCAAGATGTTCTGCGCCACGAGCATCGGCGTCTATGACGTATCCTCCGCCGGCGCGGTCGGCGCCTCCGTCGCGGCGCGCACGAACGGCAAGCACCAGCACACCAATTTCGGCGACGGCACGAACCACTGGCTCATCATGGTCAACGGCGTGGACAAGCCGCTCTATTACAACGGCTCCGCCTGGACCGCCGTGGACGATGCGAGTTCGCCGGCGCTAACCGGACTGACCACCACCTCACTGGTCGGCGTGTTCGTGTTCAAGGGCCGGCTGATCTTTTTGCAGAATGATCTGCTGGGCTTCTGGTATCTGGCCGCCGGGACCGCCGGCGGGGCGCTGACGAAGTTCGACCTGTCCGGCCAAGCCTCGCGCGGCGGCTATGTCATCGCCGGGGCCAATTGGACGGTGGACGGCGGCGACGGCATCGACGATCGGGCGGTATTCGTCACTTCGAAAGGCGAGATCATCGTCTACCAAGGCACCGATCCGGCCTCGGCGAGCACCTGGGCGAAAGTCGGCACCTATTCGCTTGCCGAGCCGCTTGGCCGGCGTTGCCTTGTCAAGTACGGCGGCGATCTCGTGATCCTGACCGAAAACGGCGCCTTTCCACTGTCGGTCGCGCTCAACACGGCGGACCAGAGTGCAAAACTGGCGCTGTCGTTCAAGATCGAGAACACCTTTACCGAGGCGGCGCGGACTTACGGCAGCGTGTTCGGCTGGGACGCCATCGTCTACCCCGAGCGGTCGGCGCTGATCGTCAACGTGCCCTTGGCGGAAGACGGAACACATTATCAGTACGTCATGAACACGATCACCAAGGCGTGGTGCCGCTTCACGGATTGGCCTGCCGAGGATTTCGCGGTGTTCGACACGGCACTCTATTTCACCACGGGGACCAAGGTAGTGAAGGCATGGAGCGGGGTATCCGACAACGGGGCCAACATCGTCGCCTACGGCAAGACGGCTTTCCACTATTTCGGCTCGCCGTCCAGCCTCAAGCGCTTTTCGATGTTCCGCCCGGTGCTGGCGGTTGACGGCGCGCTGGCTTTCCTCACCGATATTGATGTGGATTTCAAAAACACCTCGATCCTGGGCTCTGCCGTCTACGCGAAAACGAGCAGCGCGGTGTGGGATACGGACAAGTGGGACTCCGGCAGCTGGGCCGCCGAACTGGAAATCATCAAGGAATGGACCAGCCCCGACGAGTATTCCGGCTTGTGCAGCGCGGGCAAGATCAGGGTCGATACCAACGACTTGACCGTGCGGTGGATTTCCTGCGACTACCTTTTCGAGTCGGGGGCGGGGAACTTGCCGTGAAGCTCGTCTTTGCCGTCGAGCGGGTGCGTGATTGCTGGCAGGAGGTGCTGGGCCTGGCGGCGGCGCACTGGAAGGAGACGGAAGGCTACCGCGCCGGCGAGGGCTTTCGGCCGTCCTTCGAGCGCTACAGCCAGTATGAGTGGGGCCAGTGCTTCATCCTGTTCATAGCCCGTGACGAGCTTCGCCGGGCGGTCGGCTATGCCGGCATCTACATCATGCCCTCGATGCACACGCAAAGGTTGATCGCTACCGAGGACACCTTCTTCCTGGTGGAGGCAGCGCGCCGGGGGCGCAATGCCATGCGGTTCTGTCGTTTCGTCGAGGACGAGGCGCGGCGGCGCGGCGCCGTCACCCTGGCCATGACGGCTAAGGACAAGCGGGTTGGCCGGTTGCTTTTGCATCTCGGCTATGCTGAGGTGGCCCAGCACTATTCGAAGTCCCTGACGAGCGGGGCCGACAGCCCTCCAACGCCAGTCCGCGTCATGGAGCCGGCCTGATGTGCGCACCCGACCCTCCCCCGCCTCCCGACTACACCGGCGCCGCCACGGCTCAGGGGGCCGCCAATGTCGAAGCGGCACGGGCGACGGCCAAGCTGTCGAACCCGAACATCGTCAGCCCCTACGGCAAGCAGACAGTGACCTTCGGGGTCAATAACGACCCCGACCAGGCGCTTGTCACGCAGACGTTTAGCCCCGAGCAGCAGGCGCTCTATAACAGAAACGTCGCCACCAAGTTTCTGCTGGGCGATCTCGGGCTGTCGGGGGCCACGCAACTCAAGAGCGTGATCGGCCGGAATCTCGACCTCGCTCCGCTGGGGCCGGCGCCTGCTTCGTCCGAGGCCACCCGTCAGCAGGTGTTCAATGCCATGACGGCGCGCACCGACCGGGAGCTTGCCGAGGCCAAGGAGGCGGCCAATTCCCAACTGATCGCGCAGGGCATCGGCCGAGGCACGGACGCCTACGGCACCGAGATGCGAAGGCTTGACGAGCGCGGCACGGATGCACGCCAGCGGGCGGAACTGGCCTCGTATGACGTAGCTCGCGGCCGGGTTGGCCAAGACGCGGAACTGCGCCGGCAGGCTCTGGCGGAAATCCTGGCGCAGCGGCAGACGCCCTTGAACGAGGCCACGGCCTTGATGTCGGGCAGCCAGGTGTCGAACCCCTTCGCCGGCGGTCTCGGCTACCAGGCGGGCGCCACGACGGCGCCGGTGCCTATCTTCGCCGCCACGCAGCAGCAAGGTCTCTACGACCAGAACGCCTACAACCAGCAGGTCGGGAGCTACAACAACCTGATGAGCGGCCTGTTCGGCATCGGCGCGGCCGGTGCTCGCGGCGCGCCCTTCTTTTTCAGGTAAGCCAATGCCTGCCACCGCCGTCAGCTACGACAATCCCGAACTCGCCGAGGCCGAGCGGGCGATCAAGCGCCGGCAGGCGATCACCGACCTGCTGACCCGGCAGTCGATGCAGCCGATCCAGGGCGCCGTGGTCGGCGGGGCTCCGACGCCGGTCAGTCCGCTCCAGGGCGTGGCCAAGATCGCCGAGGCGCTGCTCGCCGGCTACGAGGACTCGCGAAACGAGGCCAAGCTGAAGGAAATCGCCACCGAGCGGAGCGAGAAGCTCGGCAAGGTGGTCAGGGCCATGCAGCCGTGGAAGAACCCGGACACGGATACCACGGCCCGGGACCAGGCGGTGATCGATCGGCCGCCTCCCCTCGGCGCCCGCTACATGGCGCCGGGCGAGACGGCCCAGGGCACGGGCGGGCTGGCAGGCGGCGCTGCGGCGGCCGCCGCCCAGGGCTTCCCCGGCCTTGGCGTGCAGTTCGCCCTGGCGCAGGTGCAGGCGGACGAAAAGGCCAAGGAAGCGGCCCTCCAGCGCGATATTCTGCGGGAAAACAAGCAGGCCGAGCTCGCGTTACGGCGCGATATCGCAGAGATGCGATCCCATGATATGCGGCTGTCGGACAAGGAGCGTGCAGCTGCCGCGGAGCGGCTGAACGAAATCCGGCTTGAGATGGCACGGATTGCCGCGGGTTCCCGGCCGCCGGTTCCAGTCGTTGATCCCAAGACCGGCCAAACGGTATGGATGCCCCCGCAGGAAGCGCTGGGCAAGCCCGTGGCGGTCCACCCCAACGTGGTCGCGCAGCAGGCAGGCGCCGGGGAACGCGCCGACTCGGCTAACGAAACTCAGCGGCAGAACAAGCTGGCCGAGCTCGCGTTACGGCGCGATATCGCAGAGCTGCAATCCCATGATAGGCGGCTGTCGGACAAGGAGCGTGCAGCTGCCGCGGAGCGGCTGAACGAAATCCGGCTTGAGATGGCACGGATTGCCGCGGGTTCCCGGCCGCCGGTTCCAGTCGTTGATCCCAAGACCGGCCAAACGGTATGGATGCCCCCGCAGGAAGCGCTGGGCAAGCCCGTGGCGGTCCACCCCAACGTGGTCGCGCAGCAGGCAGGCGCTACGGAACGTGCCGAGACCAGGGCGGCGGCGCCAAAGCCGATCCCGGTGCCATTGCAGAGGCAGTTGACGGAGAGCGCCGAACTGGTCCTCGCCACGCAGCGCTTCAGCGAGACATTCAAGCCGGAATATGCGGGAAGTGTTGTCGGCGGCGAAGTCCGAAACTGGATTGGCCGCCGACTGGGCGACGATACCGGGCGCACTGCCTGGTGGCAGAATTACGATTTGCATGCGAGCCAGGTGCGAAACAAGCTATTCGGTTCGGCGTTGACCGCGACGGAACTCGCCGCATGGGAGAAGTCCGCGATCAATCCCAACATGGACCCGAAACTCGTGCAGCAGAACCTCGCGGAGCGGGCAAGGATCGAGCAGGCGGGCTTGCAGCGCCTCATGGCGGGCGCACGAAAGTCCGGCTACCGGCCGGATGAAATCGAGGCATTCACGGGAATTCCAATGTCTGGTGCCGCGCCGGCGCCCGGCACTCCGCAATCCGGTGCCGCATTGCCGCTGACAAACGCCCAAGGCTGGCGCCTGGCCGAAGACGCGCAGGGCCGGCAAGCCTACGTCAATCCGGATAACCCCCAGGAATTCGAAGTAGTAGGCGAACGGTAGGGCCATGCCTTTCGACTCCGCCACCGCTGTTCTCGATGAACCGCCAGCGTCTCGCCCGCCGGGCGGCTTCGACCCTGCCACCGCCAAATTCGTCGTACCGGAGAAGCCTCCCTCGCCGGGCGGCTTCGACCCTGCCACCGCCAAATTCGTCGTACCGGAGAAGCCTCTCCCGACGATCGGCGAACGGGTGGTCGCCGGCACGAGCGGAGTCTATTCGGGCATCGCGGGCCTGCTGGGCGCGCCCATGGACCTTGCCGAGCTGGCCATGCAACTCGGCGGCTCGAAGGCGCCGCCGATCAGGGCCGATATCGGGGCGCCCGGCACTTCCGAGAGCATCCGCAAAGTCATGGAGGCCGCAGGTCTGCGGACCGAGAACCCACGGCCGGACGATTTCGTCAGTCGCATGCTGCACACGGGCGGAGAGGTGGCTGGCGGCTCGCTGGTTCCCGGCGCGCGCCCGATCTCCACGGTCGCGGCGGCCCTGGGCGCGGCGACCGCCGGCGAAGCGTTCGGCGGCGAATGGGCGGGCATTGGCGCTCTGGGTCCGTCGATCGCCGTGACGGGCGCGGCGGCGGCCAAGGACAGGATTGCGAGCACGCTGGCCCCGCGCATCGCGTCCTACACCGCCATCGGAACATCCCCGTCGCTGGGCCAGGCCACCGGCAACACGTTCCTGCAAGGACTCGAAAATGTTGTCGCCAAGATTCCCGGCGGAACTGGCGTGATGAAGCGTTTCAGGGAGGGGCAGCAGGAAGTGATCGGCGCGGTGGCGCGCACTGGTGTCTCCGGCGAGGCCGCCGGCCGCGCGATCGAGCGGGGAATTACCGGCGAGGGCGGGTTCCTCGCACGCACGAAAGCCCAGTGGCAGCAACTTGACGCGGCTCTGGCGGCAAAGGTTCCGCCGGCCACCGCGCTTGCGCCGGCAAGCACCATGGCCGCGCTGGACGATCTGACCGCCGCGATTCCCGGTGCCCAGGCGGCCTCCGCCACGCTGGTCAACCCCAAGCTGGCGCAGCTCCGCATGGCGCTGACCGATGACCTCGAGGCAGCCGGCGGCCAAGTGCCGTTCGAGGCGCTGCGCGCGTTGCGCACTAAGGTCGGGTCCATGCTCGACGATACGCTGGTGTCCGGTGTCCCCGGTGGCGAATTGAAGAAAGTCTACGCGGCGATGACCCGCGACATGGAGGCGGCGGCGCGGGCCGCTGGCGCCGGCAAGGAGTTCGCACGGCAGAACCGCTACTGGGCCGCACGCATGGACCGCGTGGAATCGGTGCTGGAACGGGTGATCGGCAAGGGCAAGCAGCCGGAAGACATTTTCAAGACGTTCTTTCCGACCGATGTCGCCCAGGCAGGCAAGGTGCGCGCCGTCATGCGCAGCCTCGAACCGGCGGAACGCCGCGTGGTATCCGAAGCGGTGGTCAATCGGCTGGGTCGCGCCGCGCCGGGGCAGCAAACGGATGTGGGCGATGTCTTCTCGACGGAGACGTTTCTGACCAACTGGAACAAACTGTCGCCGGGGGCCAAGGCGCAATTGTTCTCCGATCCGAAGATGGTGTCGGATATGGACCACATCGCCAAGATCGCTTCTGATATGCGAAAGGCCGGCGGAGTGTTCTCGAACGCTTCGGGCACGGCGGGGCTGGCGGCGGCGCAGGTCATGGCTGTAGGGCCGATAGCTTCCCTCGCGACCATGGACCCGACCTTTCTGCTTGCCACGGCGAGCATGGCAGCGTCGGCCAACGTAACCGCCAGGCTGCTGACCAGCCCGAAATTCGTGGACTGGCTTGCCACGGCGTCGAAGACGCGGCCGGAAAACCTGGCGGTTCACATGGGCCGGCTGGCCGCGCTCCATGCTGAAGGCGATCCGGATGAAAAGGCGGAACTGGAAAAATTCGTCGGGGGGATGAGCGCCCGCGCTTCGCGTGGCCAGGTGACCGACGCGCTGGCCAGCCAGCCGGAAAGGAGATAGACCCATGCCGTACAACGGCGCCGGCACCTATGCCCCGCCTACTGCCGATCATCCGGCGGTGTCGGGCACGCTGATCGAGAGCGCGAAATACAACAACGTCATCACCGACATCGCCACGGCGCTGACTACCGCGCTGACGAAGGACGGCCAGACGACGCCGACCGCCAACATCCCGCTGGGCGGTTACAGGATCACCAATCTCGGCGCGGCGGTGGCGACGACGGATGCTGTGCGGCTGAGTGGCATCGAGGGCGGGCATAACTCGGCCACGGGCGCCACCGGCCTGACGCTGGCCGCGACGAGCAGCCGTTCGCAGACGTTCGTCAGCACGGCCGCGTCGCAAGCCCTCGTGCTGCCAGACGCGACGACGCTGACGCTCGGCCACGCTTTCCTGATCCGCAACGGCGGCACCACAAGCAGCCATCATATGTTCACCTTGAAGGCATCCGGCGGCGGCGCGCTGGTCGATATCTATAAGGGCGTCAGCATCGTGG